AGCCAAGCCGCTAGTTCTAAAAGCTCGCCCAAGACCCAAAACAGAGTCTTCATTCCTACGCAGATCACGTAAGAATCTAGTGCCTAATAATAGCGGTCCACCGAAACGGCTGTAAGCCTGGTGAGCAACCCTTAGCCGCTGGATTAAGACGCTGAGGTCAGTATTAAGGGCGCGAACAACACTACCACTACGGTTAGAATTTCTAGAGAAAACGGTAATGGAACTAGCAGTACGAGAAATTTCCCTGTTGGTAGTGCTAAATTCCCCGCGTAAGTCTGAAAGCTCGCCCTCCAGGCGATTAACGGAACGCTCTAAGCGCTCTACGTTATGCTTGAACCCCTCTAAGGTTCGCTCAAAATTACGGAAAGCCTGGGCGGCATGGCGAAGATTGCGCTCATCCGCCGTGAACGCAATCCTCGCCCGTGCCGTACCAAGGTCATAATTTTCGCTCACTTTTTACCACCGAAGACTTTATTGGTGGGGGCAGAAGGACCGGGCTTAGAAACGCTTCGGAATCCAGCCGTAGAATCCTTGATACCCATTAACTTGTTGAAGGTTCTAATCCTGGCGGAAGCGATGAACGGCTTTGGGTTTTTCTTATTCTTCACCCTAGACTCAGCCTTGTCCATTTCTCCCTCAACAAATCTAGCGAACCAAAATAATGCCCTATCCAAATAGAAGGCGGCTAGTTTGTCACTAACCCCAAGTATTTCACTCGGAGGGCGATTGTACGCCTTGGACTGCTGCCATAGTTGCCACGCCATCTGTCGACTCGTAGCGAAAGGCAGCAATTTCCTCTAACGGCTTGTTCGACTCATTAAAGATGAACATTTTGTCAGAGAAATCAAGGTTAGTGACCGGAATAGCCTGGCCCTTTAATTCGGAAACATCAACACCATCGTCGTTATAAACGGGCTTATAAAGACGCGGCTTGACAACCGCTGCAACGCAAAGGCGATCAAGCAGGTCAAAGAACTTATTCTTCTTTTCCTCATCCTTAAGCAGTTCGATCATGCCACCAGAAGCCTCACCCTCTTTAGGTTCAATGGGGTTTCCGGCGCGATCAAAATTCTCAGGGAAGAGTTTCTTAGAAAAATAGTCAATGTCATCAAGCAGACCTGCCGCCATCATGTTCAGCGGATCAAGCTTGCGAAGCAAAACTTTCTGCCCGCTAGGACAAGTAACAGCAAAATGAATCTGCCCTGCCGGTTTGCTCCAAACCGTAGGCTCAAATTCATCTTTCATTGCCTGAGCCACTGCCTGTCGTAATTCCTCGTTGTTTACAGCGTGAGTCATTTGGTCTCCTGGGACTCGATTTTTACTTTTAAGTTATTCAGTTGTAATTAGGGAGAGGCTGGAGCCGTGGTAAATGCAACCGGAGCGCTCCAATCGGAAGTACCGGCTGCCGTAGTTGCACGAACGCGCACCAGATAATCAGTCTCAGCCGTAAGGCTGGCCAGATTAGCAGTAGTGTCGGCGCTGTTGTGCGTAACGTCATCCCACGTATCACCGTCATCATCACTGACCTGAATATCGTAATCAGTAGCACCAGTGACAGCATTCCATGCAACAGTAGCGCTTGTCGCACCAATAGTCGTGGTATGCAGGTTGCCAGGAACCGGAACCGGATTAGGCAGCGGAGTGGTCCCAAGCGAAACCTTGCCCTCGTAGTAAATAATATCGTACAGCAGATCGTTATCGTCATCCGGCAGCGGAAGACCGATACCGTCAACAGCAGTCACGAAGAACTGACCATCAGCGAAATCACCGCCAATATTGCCGTTGCACTTTGCACGATAAATACGAGCAACCACGCTTCCGCCAGAGTCGGAGATGATCTGGCCGTCGATGCGGAAATACGGACGCGCATCAGAGGAACGCTTACGCAGGGTCATGACGCGATTCGGGGCAACACCAGACTCAATAATCTGGCCACCAGTGAAAATCGCCCAAATAGGAAGCGAAATACCACCGGCCTCTAAATCCCACTCAACCTGAGCACCATTACCGTGAACGGCAACCAAACGGTCGTCACCACGAAGTTCCTCATATTCCTCAGTCTCGTTAAAGGTGAGGGTCTGCATATTCGGAAGATCATAAGAGACGCTACCAAGAATCGACCCCTGCGCATCAGCATAAGGGGTGATCTTTAAATCTCGCATACCGTACGGTAATGCTTCAGGCAACGGAGTTGACATTTCTTACCTTTCTGTTTTGCCTACCCGCGCCTGAACCGACGTCTGATCTTACTGGGTCTTTGTATTCTATTGTACGAATTAGTTCGCCAGTGCTAAGGCTGTAATAGTGAAGAACAACTTTATTCTTCTCTTTGTTTTTACAGCGCCAATGTCTGCATTTTACCTCAAGACAGCGTTCTCCGTTAAGCGTCTTGATAATGCCATGCATTACATTAGGGCATCTTAGCTGCAACTCTTTCATTACTGAGTAACTAACTCAAAGCTTCCGTCTTGTTCCAGCAAGTAACGGATAGCGTGCTGGCTAAATTCGCTCTTGGGCACCTTATACTTGTTAAGGTGATTCCATTCTTTACGGCCCATATCATGCACCCCAACCTGTTTCCAAGCAGAAGGGGTAATAATACGAAGCGTGGCGTATCCCGTATACTTAATATATTCGCCAGGCTCATCCGGATCATAAGCAGGAGCCTTCGGCAGTGGAGCGGGACGAGAATCGTCAACCGTTAATGACTCACCAGTAGTTTGCGCAAATTTATCGGCAAACTCCTGATAATCGGTGAAATCTTCACTGGTCTCATTCTCGTCGTCGCCAAAAGGCTTTCCAGAAGACGAACCAAAAAGAGGATTATTAATATTTGTCATGGATTACCTTTCCGTAACCATCATAGCTCAGAGCTTACCGTATCGTGGGTTAACACGCCATAGGTGGCTTCGCGGGTTATGGTGTTATAACCCTCATCAAATAAGTCGCGTCCCCTACCAGACTTTTTGACGCATGTAATTGTTTTCCCATATCCGTCTGGGTGATGTTCTAACGGAACAATTGCAGCGTCTATCAAATCTAATATTTGATCCACTTCATCAAAGTCAGTAGAAATCTCTACAGGAATATGAACCTGAATGGATAATGTCCTAGGTGCTCTGTCCAGGCCATTAGTGAGGCCACTAAAAATCGTGGAGAAGTTGGCCGTCTCATGCCAGCGCAAAATAACAAAAGGTCCAGAATCAGGACGCTCGTCCCGTGAATAATTGGGGTAGATATTGTTAGGAGGCACCTTCGCTGTCAAAGCAGCATTATTTCTTAACACACCTAAAATACCTGCACGACTCATTTGATCCTGCCTAACAATCCCTCAAGCGACCTTAAATACATGTGGCCAATAACCCTTTGGCTTGTTTGCAGAATCTCGTATTTCCTGCCGTGCGCTACCTCAAGCCAAAAGCCATAGCGAACACCGTGGGCCAAGACAATTTCCCATGTATTGCTACCAGGGGTATGGTTCGCGAGAGCATGAAGACTCACCCTCGCAGCACCAGTCCTATCGGTCCACCGCGCTGTGGTCTTCATGTAGCCCACGGAATAATTGGCCCAATAAAGATTCGCCCCAGTTATTACCCTTTCTATCTTTATTGGCAATAACTCGAGATTGCGTTTTACCTCTCTTGACTCAAAGGTAAACTTAACCCTAGCCATAATTTGGGTCTTTGCCGTAAGCTTGAACGGCAGCCTTTACCTCATAATCGTTCTTTGCCAAGAAAGCGATTACTTCATACTTAGTGTCGCCATCTGTCCAATGATCACCGATAGCAACCTGGGCGTTATATTCACCTAAAAGTATGTAATTGAATCGTCTAACCTGACCGTCATCCGTGCGAACGATACCGTTGAAATCGCCCAGAGAATTAATAAGCTTAAACCACTGTAGATCGCGCTCTGCACCAGCCGTGATTTTATAACCGCCTGACGGTTGCTCTGTTTTTGCATTGGTTTTTAACCTGATTCCTGTTGGATCATCATCAATAAACCACTTCGTTTGCTTACGAAGTTCCGCCAGGCCACGCTGATTAGAGCCACTACTCATAGGCCGCGTTCAATCTGCCCGAAAGAAATACGCTGTCGATGAACCTGGGCGTTCTCTTCGTCCTTTGCGATTAAGTCGTCGTAATATTTTACGCGCTCCATCGCACGGTCGTAATAGACACCCATGCTGCGGCTAGAGCCAGACTCAGAAATATCTACGTGAAGTAGATATTTATTGGCTACATCATTCCAAAATGCCCGAAGAGTACGGTTGAGACTTCCAGAGGCATCGAACGCATCCGATATTTTCTGGTCGTCCCAACCGTACTCTGATTCGGCATCAGTGGGCAAATGTAGCTTTACTTCCGCAATTTCTTGCTGAGTAGCCACATTCCCTACTTAGTGGGGTCGGAATCCACTTCTTCTTGTTTTACGGCCGTCGGGTCTTTCCTGGCCTCTTCGCGAGCGTCCTCGTCCTCCTGCAACTGAATTGCAAGCTGAGTGCGCTTTGACCGCAAATCTCCAACCGGCTCAAATCCGTAGTGCTGAAGCTTGGTGTCTAATTCGGCCTCAGAGAGGCTCATGATATAATCATAAACCTCTTGAGAAACCTCTACACCTTCGTCTTCATCGTCCACTTTTTCAGGATCAGGGCCGGTACCGTCAGTGCCAAAACGACGCTCGTTAAGCTCTACCTCATCTCGCATAGAACGCTCTAAGAGCCATTCTTTCTGCTCCTGAGTTAGAGGCTTATTGAGGTCAATATCAGCTCTACTCATCGACTAACACTCCATTGTTAGCGTACTTCGTAGGAACGGTGTAGCTACCGTTAGCCGTAACCTGCATAACAACAGCCCCACCGCGTTGACGAACGCCAGTACCGAAGGCGCGAGCATAATAGCCCTCAATAAGCGGGTACCGCTGATCGTTGCCAGGAAGAAGCCGAAGGCCACGATATGCAGGATTAGCGTGCTCGCGGAAACCAACCAGGTTCTGAAGGTTACCAGCGCCACCAGAGCCAAGCATCAGCATATAACCGGCAGGAATCATGGGTTCCTCAATAATGAGAATATCCGCATAACTACCAGTAACACGCAGACCAGCGAATTCATTCGGAGGCAGCGAACCAAGCAGACCCTCAGCATTAGGAACAATGAGAGTCGGCTGATTGCCAGCCGGAATAAAGTCGTAGTTTGCGACCTTGCTGTTGTTGTTAGTCTGATTCAGCCGGAACTTACGAATCTGGCTAATCTCAGCCTTATTGCAGAGAAGAATGAAACGGGTTCCATTCTCAATGCCGTAGCCGTGCTCCGCAATGTGGTTGTACATAACCTCAATATCTTCGGAGTCCACGACAGCGGCACCAGAAGTAAGGTAATGGTTATGTGTACCACTAAACGTCACGCCCTTGTAAGGCGGAGGAACAGTACCGTCCGCATTGTACAGGGGATAAACGTTGTAGTTCTGATTGCGGATATCAGCCGTGCGGTTGTTATTATCAAAAATGGCCTCCATGACCTTTTTGAAAATAAGCCGCGTATCGGCCTGCAAAATGGCGTTATGAACAGCCTGCACCTGACGAGCATCCGCATCACGGAGGAACTTCCAGGTGTAACGGCTGGCAACGTCGTAATCGTGGAAATCATAGCCAAGCTGGAAGTAGTTCAGCTCAACCCGAGCACCTTCCGGCTCGCCAAATTCCGAAGCGATCTGGAACGTTGCTTCGCCAACCTGTGGCACAGTTTCAATAACATTCTGCACCGGGAAAGTAAGCAAATCAATCAGGCGACCACGCGATTCATTATAAATCGCCATAGTCTGCTGAAACTCTGCCCACAGAGCATTCAGGTCAACACCGTCCGCAGTGACCTGAACAATATCGCCCTCAGTTTGGTAGCCACCACGACGAACGTCGCCACCAAAAGGAACAACTAATTTATCCAGAGAAATAGTCATTACGGGGTAACCTCTTCTGGCGGAATTGCGCCACGGGAAACATTAACCACTAAAAAGCGACCATGAACGGTAAAACCGACATAGACGAATCCAGGCTCAGCATCGCCCTGTGCAACAATTTCGCCAGAATCAGGGTCGGCGTAATAAGCAGTGCCGGGGTCACCGAAATCAACCCCAGGATCACCGTCAGTCGGCCCAAACTCGACAATATGGCCATTGGTCATAATGTCTGCAACATAACCAGCCTTGTAAGCTTTGGTTAAAGTGAGCACACCAACAATTCCGGTGTTGCCAGCACCCTTAACGACTTGACCCTGGCTATTAATACCAACGCCATAAAGTTTGCCCACATCTTCTGCGGGCCAATTTGCCGCTAAAGGAGCGCGAGCACCACCCGCTTTGGGGTCGTACTTATCGTAACGCGCCACGCTCTATTCCTTTCTCAACTCGGTCGGTTTATCGTGAACTTAAGGCAGGGTAAAGCTTGGCAAGCTCATTGCGCTGCTTAGCCAAAGGATCAGTTTTACCCCTTACGCCCTGACCGGGCTGAGAACCTGTCGAGCCGCGACCCTGGCTATTGTTTCCGCCAGGGCCATCGCCCTTATCTTTTTTGGTGCTTTTCACCAAATAAGGCTTTTCTTTAGCAAGCTCTTTGAGCTGCTTGATTAAACCCTCAGCCTCACCATCATCATTAATCGTAATCTCTTCGCGATTAATGAAAGCTAAAACATCCTTGGGATTATGAAAAGTAATATCCTCAAACAGGAGGATTCCCTGCATTAAGGCTTGCTTCTCAATAATTGCGGACTTCTGCTCGTCAGCCTTGCGAAGCTTCTCCAGGTCTTTCTTCGCGGCCTCTAATTCAGAAAGCTCTTTTCGCTCCGCCTCTTCAATCTTCTGCTGAAGCTCTGCTAATTGAGATTTAGTTGCGCTCTCAGATCGCTTGGCGTCTCGGAGTCGCTTTCTGAGGTCTTTTGCGGAGAGTCCTGCGAATTCGTCTTCGTCATCATCTTCGTCAGAAGATCCATCAGCATCGCCAGAAGTTTCTGCACTGCCTGAATCGCTGCCTTGAGAAGGGCCATTAGAACTTGCATTGGAATCAGAATCCCCGTCAGAGTCGGACGAATTATTTTGGTCGCTATTGACTTCCTGCCTATCCGGATCGCCACCAAAAGGGGGAATAGGCCAAAGTGCGAATTCTAATTTATCACCAGGCATTATTTTCATTTCTTTTCGTTCGGGCTTACTGTCCTCAATTTCGTTTCATCTTAGCAGGTCTTCGGGCTGCTTGCCTAGGCTGCAAGGTGTGTCTTGAGGTACGAATCGTAGATGCCGATTAGAAGATTGTTCTCAAATTCAACCCAGGGCACCATAACCGGCACAATATAACAGCGACAATTAGGATGAGGCTTTACTGGAACGGATCGTTTCTCAAATCTCTTCTGCTTTGCGTAAACTTCACACAAACAATCATCTTTTTCATGCACCTTGGATAAATGCCACTCTACATAATTAACCCAGGGCTTGTCTTCTGTTTCAACGATCGCTTGCGCGTGGAAGGCGTTGTTAAGTTCAGTACGGCCCAAACGCTTAGCGGCATATGCGACACCCCCGGGCACGTCTGGCCTAATACTTGAGGATACCATCTTTGCAATATCTTTAGCTGAAGCTCCCCGGGCAAGCCCTGAATTGATTGCACGGCGAACGAATCCATTAGACAGCGCCTCTGTTTTATAGACCCTTTTACTTAAGGGTCGCTCTGACAAATAGACCCTAGCTATTGTTGCTTCAACGTTTCGTCTTGCGGTTGCCCGCAAAGACGCTTTGTAGTCTTCTCTTGAGTCTTTATCTGGGAAAATAGCCTCAAGGATTCTTTTTTCGTCATTGATTTCTGCGTCCACGGCAGCGACCGCTGCATCTTGTCGATGGTTTCGGATGAGAGTGGCCGTATCACCGAAAAGTTCGTGAATTGTTTTTCTAATTGTTCGTTGTGCAAGGTTGTACTGTATCCTTTGTACTTGAGCACTTACTGTATCGCCCTTGACTTCCGCCAGGGCTTTCTCAGCATCTTGCGCGGCCTCGTCGAGGATTTTATCTAAATCCTTATCAAAGGCTGA